GTACTTCACAGTTTAACTCGCTCCGTTCGTTTGACGTAAGAAACTGGTACGGTGTTTCTACAAACCATACTTATGGTATATTCTTTGACAACGGTAGATCTCAGGCTTACGCATTCTTCCGTGAAAGCGGTGGATGGTCTTACCCATACCCAGATACTCGAGTTGTTTTCCATACAGGCTTGAAATTTGGTGCGAATGCTTCATATGAAGGTATGCGTTTCTATACTGACTATAATGTTAGCTCATTGGTATGGCAGTTTAACGGTGGTTCAAATTATTCTTACCAGTATCGTTGGAACAACCTAACAGGCTATCATGGTATCTATTCAAGCTTGAATGGTGCCCACTTCTATCCGAATAACGCATCTTATGGTTCTTGGAGAGTTCAGGGATCGCGTAACGGCTGGGGCGGTATGCAGTTTGATAACAACATCTGCTTGATGATGAACCAAACTGTTCACGGTTTCTACAGTACACAATATGGATGGCGTTTGTATCTTGACGGTAGTGTATATACACCAGGTAACGTTGTTGCTTACTGGTCAGACGCAAGACTGAAGAAAAATATTACAGAACTTGAGCGCGGTGAAGGCCTTGAGAAGATCATGGCATTGAAACCGTCTCGCTTTAACTGGAAAGATGAAGCCGAGCAAATTACTCAAGGTGTTATCAAAGGCGGTAAAGAAGAAGTATCTGTAATTGCCCAAGAAACTGAAGAAGTTATACCTGACGCAGTTGTTATAAATAAAGCAGGCGGCGGTAAGAATAGAGTTACAGTCGACGGCGAGGAAATTAAAGATTACCTAACAGTTAATTATGATAAAATCACTCCGTTCCTTATCCAAGCAGTTAAAGATCTGAAATCCGAATTGGATGACATGAAGGATTTGGTTGCGGAATTGAGAGAAGAATTGAGACAAGAGAGGTCAAAATAAAATGGCATTAGTTAAATCATATACAATGGCAAATGGAATTACGTGCGATAATGCGTACCATATTGTAAACCAAGTTCAGCAGTGGAAACGGGCAGTCGATGACCCAGACCCTGATGGGATGAGACCAGAAAATTCTCCTCCTCACGCTTGGCAAGCTGGTACTTATGGTAGGATTTCTGTTGTCGTTTATGCTTCAGCCGAGGCAAGAGCAGCAGGAAGATCGCCAATTGCTTGTTATGCAAAATATCCTACTGAAGCACCAGGCGGTGATTTTATGGGAGAAATTAATATTTTACAAGCAGCAGACGATTTATCATTTACGATTAATATGGAAAGCGGTGTAAGTATTACACAACAGGCATACGAGCATATGCTCACTTTGGAAACTTGGAGCGGTGCAACTCAGGCATAAAACTATTGACATTTTTTATAAATTGATATAATATAAATAATAGGTATATCCTCAAACTAAACGGAGACAAACAAGATGGCTTGGACTTACGAATGGGAAATTGAACGTTTAAAAGTAAAAGACGAAGTTAATAACGACGGTGTCACATTACAAAACGCGGTTTGCCAAACTTATTGGAAAGTAACAGGAACAAACGATGCAGGAAATTCTGCATCTTTTAGCGGAGCAACACCTTTATCTGCAGCTGCAGTTGGCGAAGATGATTTTACAGACTTTGCTTCTTTAACTGAAGATCAGGTAATCGGTTGGATTCGTGGAATCGTTGAAGGACCAAACGGTTATATGGATCACATCAACGAAGTATTAGCTAAAGATATTGGGCAACAAGAAGAAAGCGAAATTGAAAACCAATCGCTTCCTTGGGCGCCTGAACCTGAGGCAAATACTACGCCGACTCCGACTCCTGAAGCAGCAACCGGTAGCGAATAAAGGTAAATTGCCATGTCTATGACTTATACTTGGAAGATCGTTGAAGTTGGCACAAAGAATGCTGTCAATAATGAAAACGAAGTTTTAGAAGATGCGATCGTCGAGGTGACATGGAAAAAAATTGGTACCAATATAAGTGGCGACTCTGCTGTTTATGTTGGTACTACTGCTTTAGATCCTGCATCAACTTCAGCCGCTTCATTTATTACTTATGAAGATGTTACATCAAGTAATATTGTTGATTGGTTGGAAGCAACGATTACCGATGGCGAAATGGAACGAATTAACAATACGATCGCAAACAAGATTGCAAAGTTAGGAATTACTAAGAGAGCTTTTAACAACTAAAAGCTTTCTTTATTATGCTTTTATTATGGAGGACCAATGCACGATCTGCATATGGGTGGTTTGACAACGTATGCTCTCAAACGAGGCGGTTCTGTTCACCCTATCATATTGCCAAAAGAAGTTACCGGTAACGAACAAGGATTAATGAATCCTTCTGTGTTTGTACACAACGGAAAGATTCTTGTTAATATTCGGCATATCAATTATATCCTATATCACTCCGAACAAAAAAGGTTCCCACATGAATGGGGACCGTTGGTATATGTGCATCCGCAAAATGATGTTGCCTTAAAAACCACTAACATTATTGCCGAACTTGATGAGAATATGAATCTTGTTAACGCAGGCCGTGTTAATACTTCAGAATTAGATTCAAAACCGACATGGAACTTTGTTGGCCTTGAAGATGCCCGTCTATTTAGTTGGGATGATAAGCTTTGGCTTTGCGGCGTTCGTCGAGACTGTTACGACGATAAAGGTAAAGGCCGAATGGAAATGGCTGAAATTGAATTTATAGATGGAGAATGGAAAGAGATATCACGTAACCCAATTCCTGCTCCCAATGGAGACGGCAGTTATTGCGAAAAGAATTGGATGCCTGTAAATGATATGCCATTTCATTTTGTTAAATGGTGTAATCCTGTTCAGGTTGTTAAGTATGATATTAACGATGGCACTTGTGAAGATGCCGTATGCGATAAAGAAAAGACTTATGACTTTACTCCTGATATGCGTGGAGGATCTCAAGTCTTGCGCATTAACGAGAATCAGCGAATGGCATTTATCCATGAAACAAGTCTATTCCGAGATCCATTCAATCGTAAAGATGGCAGTTATCAGCACCGCGTTGTAATTTGGGATAACGATTGGAATATTGTCCACAGATCACAGCCTTTCTATTTTATGGGAAACGCATATGATAATGTAAAAGGCGTCGACTATGCGGTTGAGTTTGCCGTAGGTGCTGCATTTTATGGCAATGATATTCTAATTTCTTTTGGTGTAGTTGATAACTGTTCGTTTATTTTGCGAATGCCGCAAGATGTGTTTATGTCTTTCTTAAAGGGTGAATAATGATTCAAGCATTACTTAATGAGGTTATATTAGACCACCAAAATCCATTTAAGCTTTACAATCTTGCAAAGGAATATGACCGTCTTGAGCAAGGTGCCGCAGCTGCAACCTTTTATATGCGTGCTGCTGAAAATAGTAATGAAGACAATTTTGAAGAACACTTCGTTCAATATAAAGCTTTAATACTAATGGCGTTAATATATCATAGAGAAGGCAATCGTGACATAACTGTTAAAAGTATTCTACGTCACGCTGTTACCGCATTTCCTGAAAGACCTGAGGCATACTTCATTTTATCTAAATGGTTGGCAGATCGCCACAATTGGCAAGAAGCATATATGTTGGCACGACAAGGTTTGGATTGCCCAATCTTTGAAAAGGTTGATGACGATTTAGAATATGAAGGGGAATGGCAGTTAAAATTCATATATGCTATTTCTAAATGGAAAGTTGAAGGATCAGATAGAGCTAAGAATTACCTATTTGACTTTAAATACAAGACAAAGCATTCTCAAGAATACGAAGAGTTAATTAATAATTGGTTAAAACAATCTGGATATCCGTCAACACTACAGTTTACATCTGAAGATATTGAATCATATAAGTTTCCTTTTAATGGTATTGAACACGTTAAAAAGAACTATTCGCGCCATTATCAAGATATGTTTGTTTTATCAGCTCTTAATGGTAAAAGAAATGGCACGTTTATTGAAATAGGATCTGGGGATCCATACACATTTAATAATACAGCTTTACTTGAAGATTCCTTTGATTGGACAGGAATAAGCATTGATAATAATGAAAGATTCTGTTATCAGCATTCTCGTAAACGTAAAACTCAAATCTTAAATGCTGATGCTGCACAACTTGATTATGATTTGTTTTTCAAAATGAATTGTGTTGAAAAGCATACTGATTTCTTACGTGTTAATGCTGAAGGAGCAACGGCTGCGGCATTACAAAAGATGCCTTGGAGTAAGCACGAATTCTTTGTTATACAGGTGCAACACAACGCGTGTTGGTGGGGAGATGAATTGAAAAACTTTTCTCGAGATCTGTTAAGAAAAATCGGTTATGTATTAGTGGTACCTGACGTCGCGGTTAACGAAAAAGATAATTATGAAGATTGGTGGTTGCATCCGCAAATTGCTCAGAATAAAAAGAATATGATTGGAAAAGACAGTGTTAACTTTGCATACACATATATGATGAAGGAGAGTAACAGATGAAAGCAGTTATTGTAACGGGTGGATTTGACCCACTTCATTCAGGACATATTGAATATTTTAAAGCAGCAAAAGAATTAGGTACGATCTTATTTGTTGGTCTCAATTCCGATGAATGGCTAACACGTAAAAAAGGTCGCCCCTTTATGCCTATGTCAGAACGCAAGGCAATTGTTGAAAATATTAAATGCGTCGGACACGCGTTTGAATTTGATGATTCGGATGGATCTGCTCGTGGCGCAATTGATTATGTGAAAAATTATATTGGCGAAAACAAACCAATTGTGTTTGCGAATGGCGGTGACCGTAATGAAGCTAACATTCCTGAAATGGATCACGGTGGTGATAACGTTACGTTTGAATTTGGCGTAGGTGGCACTGATAAGAAAAACAGTTCTTCGTGGTTACTCGAAAATTGGGACAAACCTGAAACGCAACGTCTTTGGGGTAAATACCGAAACCTTGATTCTAATGGGCATTGGAAAGTAAAAGAACTTTCTATTGATATAGGTAAATCGTTGAGTGACCAAAGGCATTTTATACGTTCGGAACATTGGCATATCGTAGATGGTGAATTGAAAATGGAACTCGAATTTGCCAATGAATACTCTACATCAAAAGTTTATAAAACCGGCGACAGCATTGACATTCCAGTAAAAACATGGCATAAAGCAACTAATGTTGGAAACGTGCCTGTTAAAGTAATTGAAGTATGGATGGGCGATGAGTTATCCGAAGAGGATATTGAGCGAAGAGATTAAGTTTTTCAGTCCTATCGTGTTTTATAAATACA